CTTATCTATATATTCTTTAACATAGAATGAAGGTCTTAGTGCACTATATTGAAAATCAACTTTAGCAGTTCCATATAATCCTGTACTTACATTCCCATAATCAATCAATGGATAATAGTACCCTGACCCCCTTGCAGCATCCCAACTATTTGAAATATTAGTAGTAGTATAAGAATGGTTATATGCACTAAAATCTAAATCTTCTGCAATATTATCATTACCTGTTAATCTTTTATTTCCTAATGCAGTTATAAAACCACCCAATTCACCAAATACAGAACATTGATATTCTATAGTATCATGCTGACTTACTATTTCTAATATCCTTAATGTACCTTTAAATATCTGTACCTTGTCAATAAATATCTTACATTGTGCTGACTTGGATACATTAAAGTTATAGTTGACATTTGGAAATGTGTCATCAGTAAAGTTTGCATTACCTAAGTCAAATACAAACCCAAATATTTGGTTATTCTTTGCAGTACCTGATAAAGATATTGTTTTGCTATATGATGTGTTTTTTGACCCAAAGTCTGCAATGTCATCAATGGCATAAGTGAATTCTGAACTTATGTCCTGTAACAGGTCTAATTTATAATCTTCAATATATATTTCAGTACTTATCATTATCTAAATTGGCTTGTTAAATATTTACCTACTTCAATGTCAATTTCAAAATTATATAACTTATCAGCATTCTTAACCTTGTATTCATAAGTATTAATACCTATAGTCACAGGGAAATATGCACCTTGTACTTCTATGTATGTGATTGTACTTGCTACCAATTGTGCCAACCATTCATAATCTTGATAGGTAACCCAATCAGATATTAAATGAAATTTATCTTTATGCTGAATAGCATAATTCAAAGTAGTTTCATTATACTTATTATATGAATCAATGTTAGTCATTCTGTTACCACTTAGCTGCCAATCATTTCTTCTGTAAGATGCCCTTTGTAATTCAGTTGACCTTCTATTAACCAAAGCAAACTTCATAGTATCCCAACCACCTAATCTGTTTAAGAAGTGTAGGTTATATTGTTTGAACTTAGGATAGCACTTCTGAATGAATTGCAACTTTCTTGATATTGCCACACCCCTTTTAAGATATACATTATACCCATAAGATGCAGCAGTAATTAAAGTCCTACCTGCCCATGAATTAATATGACCTGCCTGACAATTGAATAAGTTCATTTGCCCACTTAATGTAATATTGCCACTTGCAGTATCAACAATTGCACCTGCTTCATTCACTACATCAACCCATGCTGAATATGTACCTGCAGTAATCTTTAGGTATGTAGCATAGAAATTGTCACCATATTCAATACCTATTTGCTGATTATCCCTTTCAGTTAACCAATCATCTGTAAAGTTTTCAATTAAAAGGTTTTCATAGTAATCTGACAATACTAATGGTGTATCATTATTAACAAAGAATATATCTGCAAACAATGGTGGGTAGTAATTATAGGCAGACAATGCACCTGATGCCATATTTAATGTAGTAACCAAATTGCCACCTGAAACATATTCTTCACCTATCTGTAGTGTGTAGTCAACCTTAATCTTATCATTAGATGCCACCAATATTGAACTGCCTGATGGTTCAAAGTAGTTAGTAACATAAGACCTAACCATTGGTGAACTATTAAAAATACCATAGCTGCCTTCAGCACTTGGTGCAGGGAATACCTTTGTTCTGCTAACCTGACTACCATTCACATAAACATCATATACAAACTTAAATGAAGTTTCACCTACATTAGTAGAAGATGCTACAAACCATAAGTCATCATGCATACTTGCATAGGTTGCAGGGCTACTTTGTATTGTTATTGCCATTATTTATTTCCTTTTGTTTCTTTTGTAATATTTGCTACTATCCTAACTGCTGCATCACTTATAACTGCATAAGCTACTGCATCAGTAAATTCCTTATTAAATACCTGTGCTACTGCATTGTCAAAGTATTTAGTTTGAGCAATACCCCTTTTCTTAATGTTTACAGATATTGCATAAGCTAAACTTCTTTTATTCTTTGCACCTGTAAGTGTTTGCTTTAATCCCTGTCTTTTCTTTTCAGTTGGGCTTGTTGCTACATTATCAGCACTTGCTTTCTTTCTTGCAGTATTAAGCCAACTAAAGATATTGGCTGCCATTTTTCTGTTAGGGTATATACTTTTAAATGAATATGGTGTATCTGCAGGTTCACCACTTTTTACACCCTTAACCCCTTTATTTATATAATCAAAATATTCAATCTGTTCACTACCTGTAGGATAACCTAAGTTTAAAACATACTTAGTACCAAATTTTGTAATGGTAGGAAAAGCAGGTTCAGCAAGTTTACCCCTACCAATAGCACCTGCCTTTTCTAAATTATCCACTATAGCATCATTAAAGTCTTTACCAAATTCTAATAAAGCCTGTTCAAGTATGGGTAGTTTCTTGCTATTTAAAACCTTATAGTCACCACTACCTATCTTTTGAATGTAGCCATCCCTTAATGCTTCTATTTGATTCCTGTTGATGCTCATGTATATAAATAGGGCAAAGGTTATAAAATAACTAACCCCCACCATAGAAATGGCAGGGGTACGATTGCTCTATTTATTAACCAACAAACTATCTTATTTTCTTAACCTGTTCTGAATCATAATCTGATTTAGCTTTAAGGTAAGACAATGTATTTAAAAAATGTACCACTTTAAGTTCATATGCATCTTGCAATGGTATGTGCTCATGGTCAGAAACTATTTTGGCACAATACTGCCATCCAAAATATTCCATAAAATTGCTGCCACCTTTTCTGCCTTCATATCCTGCATCCCCTTCTGCTTCAGGTTGGCTATCAAATAATCCTGTGTAATTGGCATCCAATCTTGAAATACTTGATAAAAAAAAACCACCGAATAATAGACTTCTTTAAAATTGGCATACAGAATATCATTGGCATATTCTTGGTGCATGTCTGAATCATATTTTAAGTCAACCCATTTAAACCATATCCTTTTTTGTGGTATGACTATTGAAGCTGCTACCTTGTGAAGGTTAGGTATAATGTCCTTACAGAAAAACTTACTTTCAATATACCTTGCTGCATTAATATGCTTAGCATCATCAATGAACTTATATACTTTGCCATTGGTATATATCCTTTTTATAGGCTGACCTTCATAATCATCTTTAAGAAATAGCACTTCAGCCCTTAGCTTATTAAGTTCTTTTTTAGACAATTCACTAACCTGCTTTTCAGTCATGTTATTTACTATGCCTACCAACTTACATTCAATATCAAATTCTGTCCATTCTTTAGATGGGTTAGTAATAATGGGGTACATCTGCTGATATTGCCAAACTGAAATCTTATGCCACATAATTAAAATAAATTATCATATTCATTGTCAGGGTCTATGTCAATAATGTTTTCATCATCATCAACCATTGGTGCATATAGCATTTCATACCCTAACCAAAGCCATACCAAAGTTAAGGCAATTAATCCAATTATTAGTATCATTATAGCTTATTTATTGCAGTTGCTAAATCATAACATGCCTGAAGTGTTTGATATACTAAGCTATCTTTATCTTCAATCTTATCTAATTGGCTTTTTAAAGCCATCATGTACATTTCTAATTTATTCATAATGTGTTTTTTAATCAATCCATTTACCATCTGTCATAAGATGCCAAAACCTATGCTTTAATACTTCAATGAAGATACCCCAAAAGGTATCAGATTCATATACACCTGCTGCACAGGTTAGTTTAAATTTTGCTTTCATATTAGTCTTTATAGTATTCATGCTGAAATGATATTAATTCCCTTGTTAGTGTTTTAACTTCTAATTCTTTCAAAGCTAATGCTTTTTCAAGTTTTTGAATCCTTTCAATAAGACCTTCAATTTCCATCTTATCCAATAGGCTTTGCTTTAATTCATATTGTGTCATAATATTATAATTTATCTATTTCCATATGTGCAATATACAATACTACATTATTCCAAAATACCCAATGTTTAGGGTCATGCTCTAAATCATATTGTGCCTGTACTTCTGAAGCACATATTAATGCACAACCTTTTGCATTAAGAAAAGTCATTTGCTTAGTTACACTTGTAGTATGTTTGCTCATTTTTTTAATTAAATAATGGGCAGTTTCTAATTCATTCATATGTTTTCAATTAAGGCAGTTAATAATAAAGCAGCACCCATGATGTACCAAAACCATTTACCTGATAGGCTTTCTGCTTTGTATTGCTCATTCCTTTTTTCCTGTATTGTTTTTAATCTGTTCATAGTTGTATTTTAAAATGTGCGTTGGTCAGTCGCACCCCTGACTTTTGGGGTTAGTTAATTTTAATAATATCTTCATTCATAAATGCATAACCATTACATCCCTGCCCACCATTATTGCCACTTGTATTATAACTATAAGTTCCATTGATTCGCTTGTAAACAGATTGCACTTTTCTTTTAACTATGTCACCATACATAGTTTTAAAAGTTGCATAATCACCTTTTTTTAATAATTGTTCTTGATTGTTTGTTGTTAAAGTTTGCATGGTTTGTTTGTTTGTTTACACAAATATATAACAGGATATATACACATTCCAAACATTAAGCCAACTATTTTTAAACTTTGTGATGAACGGCAAATAGAAGGGATGAATGGTATTATCAATCAGAAATGAGCTGATTATGAATCATTTTCGGCTCAAAGTTGCACTATAAAGCAACTTCTTATGATTGATTAAACGAATGAATACCTGCCTGACCCCCTTCTAAGATTGTAATTAGACCATGCTAAAGCCAATGCCATAACACAATCATCATGGAATCCTGAAGGTGCAGAATACCTTACCCCATGACTTGAAAATATATATTCAAATATTTCTAATTCCTTTACTATAACACCATCAGGGAATCCTATTCTGTTCTGCTGAATGGCAGTTGCAAGACCTTCCATAAGCTGCTGCTTAGATTGACTTGTGAATTTAAGCCCTTCAATCATTATGCCCTCTCTTTTTAAATCTTCTGTGATGGGGTCACCCACACCTGTGCTATCAATCAATATAGGGCTTCTTGGCAGCCTCTTAATGTTTTCCTTAGTATTATGCCAATCCATCTGAAACCTATCAAAATAGGCTACATTGCCACTATTATCAAGCCCTATGATTGCAGTATGGTCAACAGACTTAGCAAGGTCAATCCCAAATGCAACTATTTGTTGGTTGCTAATTGGTTTGATACATGCCCTGATGAACTTGCTGCCAAATGGGTTAGCACTATTTTCTGCAGGGTTAGCCATGTATTCTTGTTCAAATACTACTTCAGGTAGCTGCATTCTTGCATCATCTATTTCTTTAGGGTCAATATGTGGGTTATCATATGATGTGAATTTAAAGGATGCCCAATCGTTTTCACCTGCCTTCATGAACAGGCTATAGAAAAAGTTCTTACCCTTAGGTGTAGAAAGAAATACTGCCTTACCCTTGTAGTCTGTTAGGGTAGGTCTTATACTATTATTCCAACCATTTTCAAGGTCAGGGATAAATGATGCTTCATCTATAATTACTAAATGGAATTTGCGACCCCTTAGGTTATCCAACCTTTCACCTGTAAAGAATTCTATTTGCCCACCATTGCTGAAGTCAATTTTAAGGTCTGACTTGTTTTTAGGGAATGGTAATGATTCAGTTAGCCTACCAAAGAATACCTTAGCCAACCCATAGGTAGGTGTAATGTATGCAACCTGCAGCCCTTTAACTGCATATGATACCCCTAATATCTGTGAAAGTTCTGACTTACCAAATCTGCGACCACACATAATAACCCTAAACCTTTTATCAGATTCAAGTATTTTCTGCTGATTAGCATGTGGTGTTGGCAGGAATATCTGCATTATAAAATGGTTTTACCATCAACAAATATAACTTCAATAGTACTATCTGTTTTCATGTCCATCTGTTCTTTAGGCTTACCAAAAACCCTTGTCAATAATGTGTCCATTGAATATAGACTACCATTCTTGTATGACTTCATCATTGCCTTTGCAATAGTCTTTTCCATAATCGTTGCATCATCATTAGCTAATACTGCCCTTAATTCCTTTTCATCCATAGACATCATTGCCTGTATTGTATCATTGATTTCAGATAGTTTGTACCCCTGTTCTTTAAGTAAGCAGATATACTTTCTTGGTCTGCCATTTGGATTAGCAGTCTGCCCTTTCTTTAATGGTCTAAGTGCACCACCATGTTTCTGTTTTATAAGTTCGCCCATTGTTTTGCCTTTGTTTTATCTGCCCTGACCCCTGTACTTTTTGGGTCTTGGTGAATGTTTATTAAATGATTTCTTAGCATGTCCTTCTTTTCTTTTGCCAAAATTTACCTTTCTGCTATCTGATTTAACCTTTGCCATTTAATGCTATATTATGTTTATGTTTTAAATATTCCATATGTGTCTTAGTATCCCCCATTACCACATGGCAGTACCTACATAGTGCCATCAGGTTTTCTATTGTGTCAACCTTCTTATTTCCCCCCATACCCCTGCAGTCAATGTGGTGTATATCAACTGCCCTTTGCCCACATACTTCACAAGGTATAAAATCTTCTAAGCCATACCCAAAGTGTTTAATATAAATTTTTGTATGGTTCTTCATCTATTATGGTAAATGCTAAACAAATGAATGCTGCACCTATATTTAAACTTTTGTGAATGTTCTTGTTTTCATCAATCGTATATCCTAAGCCTATTCCTATCAATAAGAAGTCAGGCAGCACAAATAAGCTGATTCTAAAGTTATAAAATTGTATGCAGAATTCCATTATTTGCCTATTAGTTTATTATAAATAGCAAACCTTTGCTTATTTATTTGGTGAAAGTTATAATGCTTATGGCAGTAGTCATATAATTCCTGTCCAAGTCCTATCCTTAATTCTTTATCATGAACTAATTGATGCATATGTTTATACCAATCTGTTTGCTTCTTTACATACTGAACAGGCATATTAAGGTATGGGTTGACATGTGATACAATGGCAGGGTTCTTCTTGGTAGCAGTTTCTAATATCTTTAGGTTTGACTTCATGGCATTAAACTTATTGTCAACCAATGGTATAACACTAATGTCTGAATCAGTATATGCTGCCATGTACTTTGTCACTTCATTGTAGTTATAGATGGTAGGATTCAGTTTAAGCCCTTTAGTAAATGAATCAATAATGCGACCCCATATTAACTTTTCACCATCATTGTAACCTGCTACAATTGTCTTAACAGGGAAATTAATTTTCTTCATTGGATTCCTAAGAATGTCAATATCCTTTTCATGTGTACCTGAACCTGACCAAAACAATCTGACTAAATCACTTTCAATCTTATTATCCATAAATTGTTCTTCACCATATGGTAATGCATTAGGTAGCACTTCTACTACCTTATTCAATGCAGATATTTCTTCAGCCAACCTTTCATGTGTACAGGTGCATAGGTCAGCAATCTGTATAAATGATTTAATCTTTGCAGGTACTTGATTAATTTGGTAGGCATATGCTAATGGGTGTGATGGGGGTAATTCCCAATAGTCATCATTGTCAACTACAATCTTAAAGCCATATTTCTTTTGCCATGCTTGTAATTCTTCAGGGGTTACACCTGTCAGCATCCTATTCATCACTAAGATGTCATAGTTATTATCTATGATTTCTTCACTCAAAGTATCTGTAATCATGCAATAATCTTTCTGCATATTTACTAAAGGCATCATAATCCTATGATAGCCAACCCCACTAAATTTACTTGTTATTGCTAATATTCGCATAAGGTATATACAGATTCTTTTGTTGGTGATATATTGGTTGGTATCTTTCCCATACGAATTGTGCTATGTTTAAACTATTATCTTTCATTATCCTATATTCAGAATTTTCACCAACATCATGCCCTATGTGTACACTTTTCATATTTGGCAGATAGTAATTAGTGTACCCTGCCAAAGTAGCCCTTTCTGCATAATCCCTGTCTTGCATTCCATAAGGGTCATATTCTGTATTGTACCCACCTATAGTATTTATTAAACTTCTTGTAATAAGATTGTTACCAAATGGTGTATGTGTCTTATGGATACCATCAACTAATGGGGGTAATTCTTCTACACAATGTATGCCAATGATTCCTGTACTTGGTATATTGATTGAATGATTGACCATAGACAATAACCAATTTTCAGGCATAAGAATATCATTTGCCATTATTACAACTGCATCATAATCTTTTGTAAGTGTTAACCCAAAGTTTACACCTGCAGCTATTCCCCTTTTTGATTGTGACCATGTAGCAAAATGCCACTTATATGCATTAGCTACATTTAGAAATTCTTTATCAGTACTACCATTGTCAATTAAAAAGCAGTCAGCATTGTAACCACTATTTTTAAAGTTTTGGTTAATCACTTGAATAGAATAGTCACTTCTATTTAGGGTCAATAAGATTACGGCTATATTCATTGCTACCTAATTTTCTTGCAGGTACACCTGCATATTTAGTAAATGGTTCTGATTCACCTTTAAAGAATGCACTTGCACCTATCATACAACCTTCATTTATTACTGACCATTGATGTAAAACGGCATTTAATCCTATGTTATTATTATCTAAAATAACACTATGACCACCAATCTTAGCACCACAACTTATTGTAATATTTGAATTCAATCTGCAATCATGTCCTATATGTGCATGTTTCATTATAAAACAATTATCACCTATCCATGTAGTTTCTTCTGTACCTGCATCAATAGTTACTAAACCTGTAATTATATTGTTATCACCAATAACTACACCACCACCCCAATTAGAATCACCCCAATATTTTTTATGTTCAGCAGGTGCACCTATTATGCAGTAAGCACCAATATAATTGTTATCACCTAATGTTACACCATCATAAATGATAGCAGTTGGATGTATATAGTTAGCCATTCTTTTTTGGTTTACGACCTTTTTTCTTAGGTTCTTCTGTTATAAAAGTTATTACTTCATCAGCACCATTTATCACACCAATTTCTTCAGGTAAGTTTTCTATTGGTAAACTTTCATAGTACTTATACAATCTTGTAATCATTTCCATCTTGCAACCACCACACCAATGGGTAAGTACAAAATTAGCATCTAAGTGTGTTCTGTAAATATGCTCATACATTTTAAGCAATGCCATATCTAAGTTTCTAACATAGCCATTCTGTGCAGTATGCCAATTGTTAATGTTTTCAACTAAAAAGTCTTTGTGTTCTTGTATCATATTAAAATAATTTTTCCATTAAGTTTTCCACCAATGGTGTTAGTAATCCACTAATAAATAGTGCAGAAGCTAAATTTAACACTAATTCAGGTGTGAAACACAATACTGCTGCAATCCATGCAGCCAAACAACTTGTACAACTGAAAGGCTTGAAATTGATTCCCCATTTAATGTGTAGCTTGTGGATAGTATTAAAAAATAGTGATGCACATATTGCAGTTAAGATTATTTGAATCATGTTCTAATGTTTTTCTTTAGTTCTGTTTTGGTTTGTTTTAAAGTTCTTATTATTGACATGTATGGTATTCCTGTTTGTCTGCTTAGTTCTTTTGCATTCTTATTAAAGTCTAATGCATATAGTCTTAATATTTCTTTTTGATACCAATGTAACTTTTCAATACTTAATTCCATTTTGTCTATAATGTTTGCCTGTACTACTTCTATCTGTTCTTTACCATCATATTCAGTATAGTTTCTATATTGTTTCCAAAATGTACTTCTGTCTGATTTAATCATGTTAAGCATTACCCTAACTAAAAAAAATCTTATTTCATTCCTGTTATACATTCCTATCAACTTGTCATCATCCATTTCACAAAGAACTAAAAAAACTTCTGCCTTCAAATCATATTGCAGTTCTATAGGATGCATCTTGGAAAATGCTTCATTCACTTCTTTGTTATCCCATAGCTTAGCTATAATTTCAGTTTTGACCATTCTATAAGAATAGGCTTGTTATCCTTTTCAGTACAAATATACACAATCCCCCCACATTTATGTATATCATTAAATCTTTCTTTTTGGTCAATGCTTAATCTGTCACCAAGTTTTTTAATTTCAACTGCCAAATATTTACCATCTGTAGTGTATCCCTGTAGGTCTGCCCATCCTTTTTGAATAGTGCCTTTTCTTTTACCATAAGGTATATTGTTAACCCTGTTAAGTCTATAACCCATATATTCAAAATTGGTTTTAGCCCACTTAGTTAATTCATTTGCTGATATATCCATTGAATTTATTTAATGCATCATAGAATTCTTTAGGGAATATTAATTTATCTTTATCAATTTCAACATCAGTAAAGTTTAAATAAATATCAACAAAGTTACTACTATAGCAGTATTTAACAATGCCATAGTTAGTATATTTAATCTGATAAATTTTCATAGTATCTTACTATTGTTAGCTTCTTACATTGTGTTTCTAAATAATCTTCATTCTTAATCTGCTTATTGAATTCCTTAGCTTCTAATACTGATAGTTTATTAAGCCTGTAAAGATTATCTGCCCTAACTATTTTTAATGTTTCAGCAATTGTTTGAGCATTAATTTTAATGTCACCCCTTTTGTAAAGTATATCAAATACCCTGTCTGCATTAAACAATTTATTAAAGTCATCCTTTTTACTTTCAAGCCATTCCTTTTTGCTAAAGTCAACAATTTGGTCATCAGTTAATTTAGGTACAGGCAGTTCTTCAACCTGCTTATATTGCAGCATCTTTCTAATATCATTGGCTTTACCCTTGTATGCATTCATTACCTGACTAATAAACTTAGGGCTAAACTTTTCATAATGGTCAACATGGCAATCTAATTTCCCTTGTGTAGCCATCTTAAATGCTATCCTGAATTCCTGTAAAGTAAATTTTGGATATGATGTCCTTATGTAATCTTCAATAATGGCAAATTCATTTTCATCAGGATATTTAGTTAATCCTATTAAAGTAAAGATATAAGCCAATGTTTGCTTTAAAGTTACAGGTGATACTAAGTTTAACTTATCACCTTTAAATGCTTCTAATATTTCATTATCAGCTATTAACCCAATCTGCAAGGTCTGACATTCTTTTTGTACTTGCTGCAGTTGGTGTAGATGTTTTTGTATTTCCATATTTAAGTTTGTTTTTAATCCAAGTATTAACCCTTCTTTTTACATCAAAAAACTTTTCTGCTTCATATCGTAATTTACCACTTTTAGATGGTTCACACCAATATTCAATAAATTCATCATATGATTCAGTAAGTAGGCTTTTATATTCAGATACTAAATTTTCAAAGTTTTCCTTTCTATTTATAGTATTAGTTATAGTTATAGTTTCAGTTTCAGTTTCAGTTTCCATATGCTTAGGCATATGCTTAGCATGTGCTTCGCTTATGCTATCATTTTTAATTGTTTTAGCATTATTTCTTCTACTTTCTGTAAACTTCTGCCTTCTAATAGTTTCATTGTACATCTTTTCATTTAAGTAAAAACCATCTTCTACTTTAAATTTTTCATAAATGTCAACATCATATGCTTTGCATATGCTTAGCATATCCTTTGCACTTAGCTTACCTTTCTGATGTTGTAAGCATAACAATCTAATATACTTACCTACCTGTTCATCTGTTAAAGTAAATGTGCCACTTAAAAAATCTGATGTATAAAATAATACTGCAGGGTCTTTTGCCATAAAATAAAAAATGGGTCGCAGAATCCCTGCAGGTCGTATCTGCAGTTCATCCTTGACCCAATATTGTCTGTGTAAGCTATATACGACATAGCATTAATATTAATCTTTAGACTTCAAATGTACTAAATATTCTTCTATTTCAGCAATAATATAATAAACTTTATCCCTAAACCATTCTTCTGTATCCATAATATCCTGACATTTTCTGACATGATATATAGCACTTGTATGGTCTGTAAGCCCTACATTAAATGCTATTTCCTGTAGTGACAAATGGGTATATTTTCTTAAAATATATGCAGCTGCTTGTCTTGCATAAATAGTAGTTTTCTTTCTATTCTTAGCCCTTAAATCAGCATCAAAGAAATCATTAACTAATTCTACTATTTTTTCAGGTGTTGCAATTTTTGGATATTGAACATTAAAAAAGTCATCATCAATTAAATTTTCTTTTTTCATTATATTGTGTAGGTCTGAAAACCCTTTTCTTATAGAAGAATATGTATTTATTAATTCTTGTTTAGTAGTTGAAATCATAATTAAAATGGTAAATCTTCTGCAGATTCTTGGTTATTGGTTTGTACTTCTTTTGGTGGCATCACATATGTATCTTCAAATATTTGATAATCAGGATGCCTTGATTCTTTTTTATATGTATTAACCCACATTGAATATCTTTTGCCTTCAATAGAAAAGTTAATTACTTCACCTTTAGATGTTTCTTTTTTCCAAGCACCATATTTCTTTTTTTCTTCTGACATGATTAAAGTTTTATTAATTTATAATTAGCAACATACTTAGGTTTTTTCTTTGTACCTACATTGATACTATTAGTTTCAATTCTATAACCTTCACTTCTAAGGTTAAATACAATAGCTGCTAATCTAAGTGTACCATACTTTCTTAATGCCACTAATGGTGTTAGGGTTTCTTTTTTAAGGTGATTAAGCACCTGTAGTTTTTGACTCATTTTTTTGATTTAATTTTGAAAAATTGTATTGATTATTAATACATGACTTGCTAAGTATTTCAGTCCTATCTTCATAGAAACTTGAAACATTGAATTGCCTAACCCATTCATTAAAGGTTAGTTTTTCTTCAGGAATTGAAATCCTGCTAATTTTTATACCCCACATGTTTTCCATATTATAATTGTATTTTAGCTTTTTCCCATGAAAGGATACTTCTGATAGCATCAATCTGATGTACTGAAGATGCATTGATTCTGTCAAATGCATTCCTAAGCCTTGTCCAATCCCTTGCTTTGCTTTTAACCCACATATTGATAGTGCTTGTAGCTAACTTACCATCCATGATTTCTTCAATCTTATTACCTATTTCCAAATCAATTACACAATCTATTTTGTATTCAGCAGCAGTTCTATATTCACCTGATTGTGTCATAGCAATACTTAGGTTATCTAATCTTGAAATTAATGAATCATGAAAGTCAGCAGTATCATTTTTAGGTAATGGCTTTGCTAAGTAATCCAACATTTTTTCAGCCTTGTCAGTAAGAAATTCAAAAGTATATTCCCTCATTATTTAAGTGTTTTTTTAATGTCTGATTGATTATAGTTTAAGCCCATTGCTATCCTATTCCTATCTTCAATTTGATTAGCTAACAAATTAGCTTCAGCCTTCTTAAATTGTGCAGGTGTATTCATTGCTTCAATCTTCATAGCTAACTTATCTTTAGTATCATCATCATAGGCAGTCTTTTCAAGTAATGTTATAAGATACAATTTCTTATCTTCATTAAGATTAACAGGTAATGGTGCAGGGTTATTTCTGCCCTGTGCTTTTTCACCATCATCATCTTCATCCTGAATGATTAGATTCATTAACCCACTTAGTGAATATCTTTTTGCATAAGATACTGCAGACCCATAATCCTGTGCTGCCTGTTTGTTTACAATAACAGGGAATACTGAAGCTATGTTTTCACCTGATTCACTATGCCATATTCTTGTTTCAACAAACAATTGACTATCAGTCCATATGTTTGCTTGTGTTATAACTAAACCATTTTTACATAATGGTTGCTTAATAGTCTGCTGAATAGTTGCTAAGTCAGCAAACTTAGATTTAAAAAAAGGATTGTTTGCACCCTTAATAATTGGTAGCACTTCATTGTTAAATTTAACAAGTGCTTGTAGTAAGTTTTTCATTTTGTAGTTTTTATAAAGATATTAAATTTCAATCATTTTGTTATATTCCATTTCAGCCTGATGCTGCATCCATTGACCAAATGTAAATGCATCATCTTCATAGTCATACCCTGCAAATGGTGCTGATTTCTTTTTAGTGATAGCTAACCAATCAGGCAGGTCATAAGGTGTACCCTGAAATAAAATCTGTCCTGTAGTCTGTAATTGCCAATACTCATAAGTTTCTAATGGGTCAATAATATGCTTACCATACATTTGACATAATTGTTCATAGGAATAAATTTCTGTTCTCATAGTTGTATTATTAAGATGAATAAAATATGCGTTGAATAGTCGCATCCCTATTTGTTTTTATTTATTTACATCTCTAATGTAAATTGTCATTTGGTCAAAATCCCCTTCTTCTTCTGACCATTTGAAATCAATGTGATTTAGTTCTTTACCATAGTCTTTTATAATTTTCTTTACAACCTTATCTAAATCTCTTAAATCTTTAAAAGAATCAAAGTCATCTAAATCCCAATCATTACATTCTTTGTTAGTGTAAATCATTAATTCAAATGTTGTAAAATAATCAGGGTGGTCATAAGGCAATTGTTTTGGTAATTGCTTCATGATACTTTTAATCTGTGTTTTGATAAATGGATTTATCATAATTGTTTGTGCAGTTTATGGTGTGCCTCACCTGTTTGTTTGTTAATATATCAAAGAACTATACAACAAATATACAGGATACACACAACATATCCAAATAAAATACATGAACGGCAAATAAAACTGATGAATGGTAATTGCTAAAAACATTAGCAACAATTACTAAAAAACTTAGTTAGTCTTTAAAGATAGTGTACATTTTTGTGGTAACAATCCTACCAAAATACACTTTATAGATATTAATGCCCATGTCATCACATTCCTTTTTCAGGGCATTCTTAATAGCAGTCAGGGTGCTTTTCTTCTTTATTTCATCCCATGTACAATCTGTAAGGTAATCTGCAATAACCCCCCTTGCAATGTCATGTATGTTACCTGCTGCTTCATTAACATCAACAAGGTATTTTTTAGGGTCTATAATATCAAACTTAATAATAGGTTCAACTGAAACCTGTTTATTATCCATTGTGGTAATATCCACAGGGCTTATATGAAAAGTATCTATTGTAGTAATAACAAAATGAACTTCATCTATTAATGGAATTTTAAAATTAATCCCTTCTTTTAAATTCTTTCTGTATGTGCCTAACCTAAGTAGCACCCCACCTTCATAACATCTTAGAACTAATACAGGGCTTAAATAATCACGCCAAATTTCAGCTATCCATTCAAAAATTCTAATTAGACCTTCTGACATGATTATTAAATTGATTAGTTAAGTATTGAAGTTCATAGGCATATATTTCTTCTGTATCATCTGTCAATGATATACCTGCCCATTGCATCTTGCTTATAGTTGCATGAAATAATTCATGACTTATAACCCCTTTATCTTCTAAATTAGGCAGCCATATAATAATTGGCTTACCATCTTGTGTTGGGAATGTAACCCCCCTGCAGTCAAAATCTGACCCCTTTGCAGTACTATCTAAATTAGCCCTTACATATGCTGCAGCTTTTGCAGTATCTTCTGTTACCAATATGGTAACACTTAAATCAATAGAAGTGCCCTGAATTTCAAACTTATCCTGTTTTGTGTATGGATATGCCAAAATTGAAATAACTGCCAAAAATAAGGATATAATGGCTATTCTCATTATACGGCTTTTAACATCAGTTCATCAGGTCTTTCAATTTCAGATACCTGCAATCTTTGACCACCCCTAATAGATGCCAACATTCTTGATATTTGTGTTTCAACTGCATAGTATTCCTGCAATCTTTTCACTAACCATGATTCCTGTTCTACTGCTGACCACTTGTTAAACCCTTTTGGCATCTTCATCTTTTTTAAGTTTTATAATCTTTTTCAAATAAATAGCTAAGTCTAATGCTTCTTCATAAGCATGTTGCATCCATTCTAATTCAGTCAGGTCAGTCCTATCCATTGTAGTGCCATATTCAATCCTACCCTTTTCTTCTCTAAACAATAAATCATCAATAATTGAATACAAAAGTTTGCTCATCACTTATCAGTTTTAGAATGATATTTATGGCAGGTCTTGCATTTATATTGAATCCTTGTCAATCCTGTAGCAGTTACTACCTTATTATTTCTTGTTAAATCATCTGACCCACATTCAGGACATGTACCCCTGTCACCACCAAATATTACACCATAATGTGTTTTAGACTTTATGTGCCCACTTAATGCCTTATAAACTTTTTCAAGTAGTACCACATCTTTTTGGCAATACTTAATCATCTTACCCATTGCTACCTTATCCTTATGCAATAGAATGTCTTTCCATAAACTATATTCAGTTTTAATCTTTGTACCTATGCCTAAGAAATCTGCTATATAGTTCAGCCTATTTGAATTAAACCTAAACTTCTGCCTTGCAATCTTTAATGTGTCAATGGTTACATAATCAGGAAACATTTCTATTCCATGAAATAAACACCTTGTACGAATCCATGCCAAATCAAACTTGTCACCATTGTGTCCTACCAATTCATTAGCTACATTAGCTACTTCAATGAACTGCTGCAGCATCCTTTTATCATTCTGCTTACTATCCCATGTCAGGTAGTAAACTTCTTTTTCATCTTCCCATTTATAACATATACAGATAATTCCCCTTTCTTGTATAATGTTTGAAACATCAATATTCTTTTTGTAACCTGCTTCCCAAAATAAGCCAATGTTAGGGCTTGTTTCAATGTCAAAGAATAATCTTCTTCTTTTGGTTTTTAGCATATTTTTTATATTAAGACAAACCCATTTTTATCAACTTTATCATTTTTATGAAGTTCAGCTAATTCATTAATGGTCTTACCAAAAGTCTTTTGGAAATGTGGTGCATCATTAAATTTCCAATCACCACCCCATTCAAACCCATATCTTTTAAAGATGGTTACTATTTCCATCCAATCTGATTTACCATCACCATCAAAGTCTGTCTTAATATCCCATGATGCACTTTCATATGTGCCATTCTTATCTTTGTCAACTAACAAAACAATATCAATAGCTAAGCCATAATTATGATATGACTGCCCACCTTTAGCATTAGTAACTTTAAGACCTGCCTTAGTTCTGCCCTGTGCATACAATGCATCCTGTTCAGCAAAGGTTCTTAGGGTATATGCAAAACGGCACATAGCTGACCCTGTTAAGGCAGCTACTATTTCATCATACATCTTAATTACTTCATCACGAAGTTTTGGGTGCAATAAATTGATTCTGTCTAAAGTTACTTTGTCTTTCATATTAATCTTTTTTAAATATTTTTTCAGCAGTTGTTAAGCCTAAACATCCAAATGCTAAAGCTGATACTGCATAAACTAATGCTTCTGAAGGTGCTTTATTTAATTCACTAAATGAATTGTGATACATTGTAATGCATAACGCTACAACGCACAATAAACCACAAAGCCTTTTCATTGATAATCTGCCATTATCTTCTGTAAAAAATTGTTTCATTTTAATTAGTTGTATCAGCTTTTACTTTACCCCAAAAATTCTTTTTCTCCTTTATTTGAATAGTATCATGAATATAAATAGTATCAATTTTTACTATACTAATTACACTTTTTAATTCATTAATATCATTTTTTAATTCTGTAATGGTTGAAACTGCATTTGCAACTAATTGTTTTTCTTTTTTAGTAGCTTTTACCTGAACCTCAATTGCCTTTTTATTAGTTTCAGCTACTGATTTCATTAATTGCTCAAACTCTATATCAGTAGTATCAATGTTTTGGGCTTGTACTCCACAACCAAATAAGAATATAATAAATAAGTATTTCATTAGTTTATCTTTTGAATTTTACCTAATTGCTCTAAAGTTGAAAGTTTAGTTGTAGCTGCTGCTAAACTTGAATCACATCTTCTTAAAGCATCTGTAACAATATCAATTCTTGTTTCTAATTTTTCAATCTTAACATCTTGACTTTTAGCCTGACCCTGAAAGGTAGAACGCACATCAACATACAAATAGCCAATGGCTATTAAAACGACAAACAATGTACCCACTACAGGATTAGAAGCAAATTCTTTAAATTTAATTGGTATCATATTATTATAATTTTTTATAAAATCCTATTGAATAACCTAATGTGCCATATTTTGCCATAAATAAACCTGATGGCATTTTGAATCCTATTCCTATATTGGGTTCTAATCTGCCATTAAAACTTGTCAAATCACCCCCAACATATATAGCATTCTTAGGCTGAATTATCTTGGTATTATTGATTGTTATTGTCTTTTCAGCAATAGATGCATTAAATTTCCTGCCTATTATTCTGTTCTGACTGATAGTATCATTAATAATAAAACGGCTTGAATCCATATTTATTGTATCATTATACGCATATATACGGCTATAATCAGATATTATCTGAATAGTATCATGCACAGGGATATGTACAGGATATGGTACAGAATCAATGATAGTAAATTGTATATCTTTTCCCTTTTTAT